AAGGGGCAACGGAGTGGAGGGAAGCCAATCGTGAGAGGCCTCCAAAGTCCTTCACAGCCTCGCCAGTAGGGGTTTCGTTGGAAGAGGGAGACATGGAGGCGGGGACTTCGTCTGGAAGCGATCTGATGCGTGACGATATATATGGTTGTTTGGCAAGATCGAGGCAAAGCGAGAAAGTAGCATATGCCCTACTGCATCAAGCCCAAGCAAATCGGGATCACGCAAGATTGCCGAATCTAGTTAAGGCACATAAGGAGGCACTAAGGGGAAGGCTGGATGCAGAAATGAAAGTAGAAGCCCTACAAAGGGCAACTGGTGCAGTTATTGGCACAGACCTTGCACGTAGTATTATGTCACGCTATATGACAACTATCAGAAATCTGATGGAAGGACTACCAGCCAGCCTATGTCGCAGGGCGAATCCAAGCGACCCAGAGCTTGCAAAGGAAATTATAGCAGAAGGAGTCGAAAAGATTATCGCAGTCATTCACAAGACAAAGGGATCTTTCGGTGAAATAAAACTACTTGACGACAAAGCAGAGAAAGAGGTAAAACAAGAAAATGAGCAAGAAAATTGAACAAACGTACCCATGTCTCAAGAAGGTCAAGATGGACGAGATCAAAGGGGCAAACTATAATCCTAGAAAAATTAGCAACGAGGCACTTGGTCGCCTCACGAAAAGTCTTTCCGAACTTGGGGATCTGCAACCCATCACAGTCAATGTGCGAACTGGAAACACAATTATCGGGGGGCATCAAAGATTCAAGATTTATCAGGCAATGGGGCGAGAAGAGATTGATGTCTGGCTTGTTGATCTTTCAGAAGAAAAAGAAAAAGCTGCAAATCTCGCACTTAACAATATGGCTGGAGAGTTTGATACAGAAGCTCTCAAAGACTTGCTTGAAAACATCGACAGCTCACAAATTGATTTGGAGCTTACTGGCTTTTCAGACGAAAGCCTTAAGAGCCTTATGTCCGCTACAATTCCCAATGGTCCTCTCTCTCTGGACGGAGAGCAGGCTCAAGATGGAACGGGGAATATCGAAGCTGGTGACTATCTTCCTCCTTCTTCGTCGATTCGCATGGTTCCGATATATCTTACAAATGGCGAACACGACGAGTTTCTTGAAAAGCTCCGAAAGATCGGAGACGCTTGGAAAGCAGAAACAGCCACAGACACAGTCAAAGCTTGCGTTGAGAAGGCTTTCAAGGAACTTACACCAAAGGGATAACTAGAAGAATGAAAATAATCAGACTACAATCTTGTCTGCCAGACGAAGAAGTGGACAAACTGGGGGGAACACACCTCCCAGAGAACTGCTACGATCATCTTATTCAAGAAGACGCAGATGTTTATAAGCCAGACGGAACTCTTCTTATGCGCTTCCGCACAGGAGTTATTCCAGTAGAGCTACGGCAACAATCATATGAGGCAATCAGATCCGCAGCTACTCCAAATGAAAATCGTGGTATGGCTGGAGGAATTTTGACAGACGAAAAAGCCAAAGAGCTTGGATTTATAAAAACGCAAGTAACTGGGACTGGTAAGGGAGTAAGGGCAAAGAGAATCCTCGCCAACGGAAAGGTAAGCAATACAAGCGTTGCCATTCCCGTTCTCTCTGGAGTTATGGGATCTATGGATCGAAACGCCAGATTTCCATATTGCCGAACAACATCTTGGAATAATGCGAATCCAGAGAAGTTCTCAAAGGCAATTCCTCTTATTCAGAAAATAAGCTCTATTTTCGAGAAAGAAGCACCTGAGCGATGGAAAGCACAGAAGGAGAGGTGTGATGCTACGGCTCCAGAGTGGGTAATTCCCAAAACAGTCTTTACGACTATAACAGTCAACAAAAACTGGCAAACTGCTGTTCACAAAGATCAAGGAGATTTAGCGGAAGGCTTTGGAGTTATGTCTGCATTCTCAGCGGGTGGATACTCTGGATGCTATCTTGTTTTCCCAAAGTATCGTGTTGCTTGTGATATGCGTACTGGAGATGTGATTCTGTGCGATGTTCACGAATGGCACGGAAATACACCGCTAGTTCCCAAGGAAGGCGTTCCCCACGAAAGAATCAGTTGCGTGTTCTACTATCGAGAGAACATGGCAAAGTGCGGAACTCCACAGGAAGAACTAGATAATGTTAAAAAACGAATTAGAGGAGCAGGGCAACCAGTTTACCAATAAGAGCGAGGTTGCTGTAATAGGTTGCGGGGAGCCAAACGGAAGACACGCAGAACAAACACAGCTAGTCGCATCTAATTGTTTTTACAATGGACTCATTCCGCACACCTACTACTTCTCTCCAAATACAACTAGGCTACTAACAAATAAGAAGTTTTTAAGCAGTTCTGGCCTTCCAGTTACAATATGCGGTGCAACCCCTCAGGCATCCTTCGAAATAATACAAAGGCTCGGGAACTACAAAACAAGGACATGGGTAGGAATAGCACCAGAAGTTCCAAAAACATATGACGTTACAAGAGAGGGAGTCTTGTACCTTTGGAGGCAAGAGCCAGCAAGAGACATTATATTCAACAATATGCCGATGGAAGATGCCCTATCCAACTGGGCATTTGACTATTTGAAGTATGTTCGGCTAGTAGTTTGCAAAACAGAATCAGAGAAAATCCTTTACTCGTCTGAAGTGTCTGTTATAAGTGAAAAACAGACCATAAGGGGAACGTCAATTATTTACAAATGAATGAACTAGAGCTAGAGCAATTTGTTGATGGGATGTGGGCACCAAAGAAAACACCATCAGTAAGAGAGTGGTCAGAGGAAAATCTATATTTATCAGAGCGTGTCTCTTCAAGTGCTGGTCCATATTCAACAATTCTAACCCCATATGTAAGAGAGCCTCTTGAAGATTTCAGAGACGATAGGGTAAGAACAACAATTTTATGCTGGGGAGCGCAAACAGCCAAAACAACAACCATCTTGGCTGGCTTGGCCTATAAGCTGGATATGTCTCCAGTTCCCGCAATGTGGGTAATGCCCAACGAGAACCTAGCAAGATCGTTCTCTGAATACCGCTGGCTACCAATGGTCGATGACTGCCCAGCCCTTGCAAGGCACAAGCCAGCAAATCTAGATAAATACAAACTGATGGAGCAACATTACGATAAAATGTCACTTTGGTTTTTTGGCAGTAACTCCCCTGCAAATCTTTCCTCTCGTAGTGTAGGCTTACTAATTTGCGATGAAACTGATAAATTTGCAGAAGCTTCTTCGAAGGAGGCTGGAGCAATTCAACTCGCAGAGGCTCGCACACGGACATATCCGCTATCTTTAACAGTTCAAACATCAACCCCAACAACAGAATTCGGGTATATATGGCAATCATTCCTCAGGGGAGATCAGAGGTACTATCACGTTCCTTGCGTATTCTGCAATGAAATGCAAGTCTTGAGCTGGCCTAATGTTAAGTGGGATGAATCTGCAAAGGGTGAAAATGGAGAGTGGGACAATGAGAGAGTCAGGGCAACTGCCTACTACGAGTGTCCAAGTTGCAAGGGAAAGATCACAGACGGACATAAAACAAAGATGCTACGGCTGGGGAAGTGGAAGCCTGCCAATCCAAACCCAGAGCCAAACATAAAAAGCTATCACCTATCTGGTCTTTATAGCCCTTGGGAGACATTCGGAAAGCTGGCTGTAAAGTTTATAAACGATAAAAAGAGCATTATGGGATTGCAAGACTTTGTGAATTCAGTCTTGGCACAGCCTTGGGTAGAGCAAAATGACGAAGAACCAGTACGTGTTAATGGATCTAATTATCGGCTTGGCGAGAAGTGGAGCGAGGCAGAAAGAAGGATTATATCCGCAGACATTCAAGAAGCTGGGGGATTTCATATGTGGGTTGCCATAAGAGCATGGAAGCTGGATGGGTCATCAAGACTAGAATGGTGTGGAAGGCTGGAAACTTGGGATTCGCTAAGAGCAATGCAATTGGATTGGAAGGTTTCAGATAAAATGGTTTTCACAGACTCGGCAGATCAGACTAGAGACGTATATTACCAAGCGTGTAGATACGGCTGGACTTGCTTGCTTGGAAGCGATGCACCACTCTTTGCTCACACTAGCGGGAAGATTAGAATAAATCGTCCGTATTCATCCCTACAATGGGGAGATCCACTATCTGGAACGAATAGAAATGCTCAATCAGAAGGACTCTCAAGGTCAAAGTGTCCAGTTATCAGGTGGTCAAATCCAACAATTAAGGATATGATTCAAATGCTTCGGACTGGTAAAATGGGGAAATGGGAAGTTCCAGACGATACGCCCGACCAATGGCACGACCATATGAACGCAGAAGTTAAAAGACCCAAGTACAACCCTCTTACTGGCAGGACAAGGCTGATCTGGCATAGGGTTAAGAAGGATAACCACTTGAGAGACTGCGAGTGCATGAATCTTGTGGGAGCTATGCTGTCTGGATGTATGCCAATTCCTCAGGATGGCGTTGCAGAGCAAAGGGTTGAAGAGTCAGAGAAGCTACACTTGGAGAGAGAATGAGCCTTTTCCTGTCTTGGATTCTTTACCATATAGGTGATATATATAGCAAGTTTATGGTTAGAAGCGGAATAGGGTATAAGTTTTATAGCAAGGTTATGCTTTTATCTTGTCATTTAGATAAAAAAGGGCAAATTTGGAAAGAACCCAATGAATAAGTTGACAGAGGTATAAGTAGCATGGCCGTACAAGGTGTTTATTATGGTTTGGATCTCGCCACAGTTACACAGATTCGCACAGAAACTCTTAGCGCAATCGAAGCTATCCTCAAAACTGGTGCTTCATATAGCATTGGTGGACGGCAACTTACGAGAGCAAATCTTCAAGAGCTACAGAATACCGTGATGGAATGTACGGCTGCGATTGGCAGAATTGGTGGTCCAAGAACTAGAATAAATCGCACATTCCCAGACTACTCAAACGGAAGTCGTATCTAAAAAGTTGATATAAATAGCGTTTAATAAGGAGAAGTTATGCAAGACAAAATCTTTAATCTTTTGGACAAGGCAATTCAAATACTGGATAGGTGCTGGAAGGGCTACAAGCCAGTTGCTGGGGTGAAGCCATATGAGGCGGGTAGCTGTGAAAGAGAAATGGCTACGCAGTCGGATATGAGCGAAATTGAGGAAGTAATCGAAATGCTAGACAAGTTGATCGAATTCTATGACCCCAGCCAAGCTAGGGACAGTAGCGGGAAGTGGGGTGGTGGGGGTGCGGGTGGTAGTATCGGTGTGGGTGGTGCGGGTAATGGTGAAGGTGGAAATCTTCCACCAGAAAAAGTCTCAGAAAATATAAATGAAAAAGTTAGTAAATTTATAGAAGAAAATAATGACGATCTTCAGGACGGAGGAGACTACGAGGACAAATCAAATTACCATCCAATTGCAAGACTTATGAGGGCATCAGAGGGATGGGTCGGTAGCAATATTCCCAATAAAACAAATAAAGAATCTGTTACTAGCGGAATTAAAAATATTAGTGATGCTATCGGAGATGCCCTGAGCATGTATGGGAAAGACTCTAGCATTGGTGGTGCATTGAGTAATCTTCTGAATTCAATCAAATCTGAAAAGAAAAATCTAAAATAACATTTTATGGCAAAGCTAAACTTCATCGAGAAAGCGATCAGCAGTCTAAATCCCAAGTTTGGGGTTCAAAGACTTGCTGATAAGTGCAAGCTGACAGAGCTTACACGCTTTGCTGGAGCTTACCCAAGTCGTGATAGGCTTCCTTCGAGGCCATTGTCTGGTGGCGAAAGCTACTACTCAACATTCGAGAGGCTTCAGCTTATTCGTGCTGGTCGTGAGCTAGAAGATAACAACCCTATTGTTCGTTCTATTCTTCTTAAATTCTCGCAGTATGCGCTCGGAAACTTCCGCTACATGGCAAGAACTGGAGATCGTTCGATTGATCAAGCCTATGAAGACTACTGGGCATCTTGGTGCAAGAGGTGTGACTACTTCGGGAGACACAACTTTGAATCCCTTTCTCACCTAGCACTTCGCTCTGTTCTTCGTGACGGAGATGTGGGGTTTGTTATAACCAGAGAGAAGTCAATCGGAGATCAGGTAGATCCAAACTCAGAAATTAGAATACAAGCAGTTGAGGCAGATCGAATCGGTGGAATGTTTGATAATCCAGTATCATCTCAGTCTTACATTGGTGGAGTTGGGTTCGATGAACACGGAAGAACAAAGTATTACAAGGTGTACCGAAGGACGCAGGGCAACTTCTACACAGACGAGCAGGAAGTTCCCGCTTCATCATTTCTTTTAATCTATGATCCAATCAGACTTGACGAGGTGCGTGGGCGCAGTCATCTGGCTTCGGTAGTTAATTATTGCAAGGATCTGCACGAAACGATGGAAGCAGAGAATCTTGCAGTTAAGAACGCAGCTTTTAGGATTTTAACTATCTCAAATGCAAGCGGAGTCTCTGATGATTCAGCTTCTTACTTCAACCAAGCACAAACAGATTCTTACGGCAACAGCATGAACATCGAAAATATGCAGAAGGGGCAAATTAACTATATGCCTACTGGCTCTGAGATGAAGATGTTCGAGAGCAATCGCCCATCCTCTGCTTTCCAAGGGTATGTAGATCTCATAGTGCATATGATCGCTCTCGCTTTTAATCTCCCCTTTGGATTCTGCTACGATCTTTCCAAGCTCGGTGGTCCGACTGTTCGCCTAGAGATGGCACTAGCGTCACGAACCTTCAAGAGATGGCAGGGAATTCTTGAGTCTCGCTTCTTCGACAAGATAAAGAACCTTGTAATTGCAGACGGAATTAGCCGAGGGAAAATCCCAGCAAACAGCAACTTTACAAAGGGCAAGTGGATATATCCATCCGACACAACGATTGACGTAGGAAGAGATTCGCAGGCGAATATATCAGAGTTCAAAGCTGGACTCCGAACAGCGTCTGAAATATATGGAGCAAAGGGAGAGGACTATGAGGAGGCGATGCGCCAGAGAGCCTACGAAGTTAAATATGCAAACGATCTAGCAGAGGAGTTCGGTATTCCCGCAGAATCTATTTCCGATGCCTTCAAACAAGTTGCACCACCTCCAAGTGCGGAGGGTGCTGTGGCTCCAGAAATGCCTGCACAAGATGGTCAGGGAGAAGCCCAACCTCAGGCGCAGGGAGTGGTTACAGAAATTCCTTCTCTCAACGGAGCGCAAGTTTCGTCCCTTATCAATGTTATGAACGCCGTTTCAATTGGGGCTATCTCAAGGGATGGTGCGGTTGCGATTATTACGTCTGCCTTCCCAACAATCAGCGCAGAGCAAGCTGGTCAAATTATGGCAGGAGTCAGCATCGGAACTACCATTCCAACGGCAAAGATCGAAGTACCGCAGGCAGGTGCAGAGGAAAAGCCAAAAGAAGAATCAGATGTCCCAGCAAGAGCAAGACGAACACAGCTAAGCCCAAGCTTCTCGATAAGAGATGCGGAGATGGTCTTGGACGCACTTGAGATGCAGAGTGTGAAGGACGTAGATCTTCGTGCCACAGACGGAATGATAGATTCAGCAAAATCTGCTATGCGTGTTCGTGCTGAGAAGTCAGTTAGCGACAGGGGAATGACACAAGTGGGAATCGCTAGGGCTAGGGATATTATTGGCAAAAAGAATCTATCTCCTCGTACTTGGCGCAGGATGTTGGCTTTCTTCTCACGGCACGAAGTGGATAAGAAAGGCTCAAGCTGGGATGAGCAAGGCAAGGGATGGCAGGCTTGGAATGGCTGGGGTGGAGACGCAGGGTTCTCAAGAGCCAAGAAAGTAGTAGAACAACTTAACAAGATTCGTGACGGAGAATAAATCCGTGAGGCAGTTTTCTTACAACTCAAAAAAGATTGAGTTCTACGATGAGA